ATAGATTGCTTTCTATTCTTTCTGCTTTTAGTCCTAATCTGTCAATTTCATCAAATAACTGGTAATATATATTATCAAATGATGAATATATTATAAATTTACCATTTCTATTTTGATTTAATATATCAAGACATACCTCCGTTTTATTTTTTGATAGTATTTTATTTTCCTCTGTTAAATCCTGTAAACAGCAAATATTTTCAACTGATAAATCATCCCTACATGTTGGACATCTATGACTCGTTATCATATTTCTTAATACACACTTACCACAATATAAATTATAACAGCATCCCACAATTGTCGGATATTCGGCCGATTCCAAACAAATCATACACTCGCCGTCGTCTACTTTTCGTCTTATCATAGAATGTTTTATTAGAGGGGCTGTTGTTAAATATTCGTTTACATTTTTAAATTGTACATTTAGACTCTGAAATATATTTGGAATTTTGGCAGAAGTTATATTTGGTTCCATATTTCTGGCCAAATAGTAACTTATTAGTGAATTTAAACTCATATTTGGACGGCATTGTAGCACATCTTTTATAACTGGTGGTAAATTTATATTTCTATAAATTAAATCTGTAAAATTTCTTAACACAATACATCCTCTATTTTGATGAAAAAATGGTAAATAATCCTTAAAAAACGAGGACGATGCTAATTGACCCTCATAATTTGATGAAGTGGCGTCAACTAACCAACTTTCTAGCTCTTTATTGAGTATTACTCTATCTCTTAGAAAATATAAGCTATTTTTAACTATTGACGCATTCTTTAAAATTAGTGGAATCCAATTATTTGTAACAAGCCATAAAAACTGGAATTTTAATGGGGGATCAGATGAATTAATATATATCGCAGATGCTTCATCAATTACCACATTATTCCATTGAATACCGTGCTCTTGTGCGTATTCTTGTACGTATTTATAACATTTGTTTGTTGTTAATACAAAATTACTATTTATCATATTCTGAGCCAAATCTCCACCTGCGCGTATAAGCCGTTTTGTTTCAATCGCAATATATCTGCCTTTTGTCGCATCACCATTAATACAAATTGATGTATGTTTGGCAATTTCTTGTCGCCACTGATTAAATAAACTGTGAGGTACAATAATCAAATTAGTTGACATTGCGTCTGATAATTGGTATAATTCATGTGAGAAAAAGTACTTTGAGGAATTATTCGTTAACTCGCAGGTTATTCTTGGAAATGTGGCAACCTGTGATGCTAAATATGCCAGAATACTCAGTGTTTTTCCTGTACCAGCTGGATCACCAATTATTCCAAGTTTTCCATTTATTGCTTGATTACCTAGTAAAAATCCTCGAGTCATTTTATCTCGATATATATGCATTCCATTTACTAGTGTGGCCTGGTGCGGAAATAACGGTGTCTTAATTACTGACGCAATTGCCGGTGTTTTTCCTGGTATGATTGTATTATTATACGCTGTATTTAATACATTTAATTTTTCATATAAAAATCCCTCTTCCATTCTATCTAATTATTATTTCTTTATTAATAAGCTTTAGGCTAGGCAGTTATATATTAGGTGCTTATAATGTTAAATAAAAATCTCGTATCTTCTTATTCTTAACTAGATCTTCTAATTTATGCGGACATTCTTTAAACTTTGACTGAAATGTACCTAATTGTGCTAAATGCTCTTCTCGTAATTCAGTTTTATCTACTGTATTATCTGTGTGACAGATAACTAAAATTGTACTTAGAGGATTTAATTGTATCATGGGGTGTTTAAATTCTTGAAGAAAAGTACCTTCTTCTGCTTTTGTTACAAACTCATCATATTTGTGTGTATCTGAATATGATTTTCTCCACGCCATTGTTCCATTTGTAGCATGATTTTTATGATAGGGTCCAATTGTATATATCTTTTTTGTATCAAGATAATACATATTCATTTCTGAACTTCCTGCTATATTTATTTTGGGGTTATTTTTAAAGGCTTCTATTACACTAGATACCCTGTCTGGTGGATAATAGTCATCGTCATCCATTGCTATAATTATGGCCCCTTGCGCTAGTTTATTTAAGGCATTTCTTTTTGCGCCAATTCGCATCTTTTCATCCTTGCGAATATATCTAATATTTGGTATAGTTTTTGCGGCTTCTGTAAATAAATCTTCTACTTTATCTCGGCCATCATCAATAATTAGCCACTCCATCTTCTCCTTTGAAAATGTCTGGTTTTGATATATATCGATTAATGTTGGAATAAACATACGTCGATTATATGTTGGTGTTACAACAGACACTTCTATCATTTCTATTATAAATATCTTTATATATTTATATCCTTTATTTTGGTATAGCCACTGGTATTGCTACTGGTGCTGTTACAGGTGCTACTGTTGCTACTGTTGCTACAGGTGCTACAGTTACTACTGGTGCTACTGATGCTATATTTAATTTATTTGTAGTTGTAGTTGTAGTTGTAGAATTAGATTGTGATAAATCATGTAGTAGTTTTAGTAATTTTGTTTCTATTTTTTCAAGCTGTTTGGAGAAAATTGGTAAATTCTTAACTTTATCTAAATCTTTAAACGATTCATTTAATTCTTTCCAATATGCCTCCATTGTTTTTGGAATCTCAGCCTCAGAAATAGCCGATTTTGGATATGTAAAAGGATAGTAAAAAAATCTTAAAAATGATGATTCTGGTTTATACATAGTTATTGGAAGTAATGCGTAAATTGTTGGCATAATTATAACCTTATCAGTTCTATCTGTCATATTATTAATATAATAGCTATATGCGCCTTTTAAAATATAGTAAAATCCTAATATAATACACAAAGGTGTCATAAAACAACAAACTAAAAATGTAAAAATAAAGAATATAATACGTATTGGTACAGTATATATAATCATTTCATTTGCCACAATCATTGCCAACATAAGTGCCACAAATGGAAAAAATATTATTCTAATAATTCTTGTAGTTTCATTTATAATTTTATTGAAAAATCTTTTAGCATTGAATTGATTTGGATTAGATTTATTAGTATCAACCGTAGTATTAATTTTAGCAGCAGCAAGTTGTTTTTCTTTTTCTTCTTTATTTTTAGCTCTTTCTGCGGCATATTTCTCAGCATTAGGATCTGATACAGCATTATTAATTTTGTATGAAACTAAATTTTTAAATTTTGTAAAAATAGATTCATCGCCTGTATTATCAGACATTCTAAATCCATTTACGAATTTAATATAGCCAATACATCACACATCAGAGTTATCATAGAGTGATTATAGCGCATATTTGAGACCACCCGTGCCACCTGATACATTAACCCAATTCAAGTTTTCAACATAAATTGTTATATTGTAAAGATAAAATGAATTTGGTGGTAATGGAAATACATTTAAATCAACTTGAAATAATCTAATACGACTGCTATTAATTGTACCATCAGGCTGAGTTGTTGGTGAATGAAGACAAAAAGGATACACCAGTAATTCTGGATCTGGTATACCCGTTAAATATTTCCAAGGTACTACTTGTGTAAAGTACTCTAATGGCTTTTCCTCTTGTAGCAAATTACCATCACCTAGTACCGATAAGGCCTGCATAATTGATCGTTGACCATTAAGAACAAATTGCCCAGTAGCTTTATATAAATTAATGGTGTCTAATGAATTAGAATATCCACTAGGAATAAATGGAGGTACAAGTGGATTTACCCAATTTGAGAAGTTTGCCACCTGATTTCTATACTGTATGGAGTCTGAGCGCCGTGGTACAATTATCAAACGCTCAATTGGATTATGTGTCTGTAATTCAACAAATTGACGGCTTGATATCTCAGGAAACTGATATGTTGTAACTTGTCTTACCAAGTATTGTAAAGGTTGATTTGAAAATTCAACTCTTTCCTCATCTGTCAAATAAACATAAGTCATCTGAATTCTTGGATTTAATGGCCAAGTATTCAGTAATGGGTTTGGTGTTCCAATATCTGTTAGGAAATTATTGATTGTTACATCCGAAATACTAGCTACAGATGTATAATATACATTCTGAGGCTGTAAAGAAATAGGTGACGGATTATATTGATATCCTGGTGCTACCTGATTTCCATTAATATCTAGAACTCTATATAATTGATTAATTGGCCTCAAAGTAATCTGAACTTCACACTCCTGATATTGAAGTGATACTAACGGTAGTGACTCAAAAGTTGATTCAGTAAACCAAAATGAGAGTGGTACTTGTAGGGTTCTTCCAGAAATAGACGGTCTATTTACATTTGGCGGAGTAGTAGTTGAACCATTTGGACCATTATTATTGTAAACTAGGGGATATTCTACTCTTTGTGACCCTCCTGCGTATAATCCAGCAGCTGGATCATATAGATCTGGAATATTTCCAACTAAGCGTGACCATTTCTGAAAAGCTCGTGTATCCAAATCACATTGAGCCCGTGTAATCATATATGAACCATCAAAACCTTGAATTTTTTGACCTGCTATATAAAATCCAATTTCCTGAATAATATGGCAACCAATATATTGTGTCCATGCGAAATTATATTGAGATGTTCTTGTTCCATATGATAGTGTTTGAGGTAACTGGATATATTTACAGTAAATATCGGGCAAATCAAATAAAAAGTACATATCCCGCACCAAATCGGCCACACGCTGGATCTTAAGTCGGATTTGAATTGGCTGATCGTATGATAATTCCTGTGGTCCATCCATTGAAAAAGTTACAGATTCCTCCGCAAAATGACTATATTTCTTATATGTTTTATAGAAGTAAGTAAAGGCAGGATTGCCACTTAAAAGTACATTTTGTGCTCCGTAGGCGACTAATGAATATAGACCTCCACCTGGCATAGCTAGTTTTGTATCATTTAATATATGAAGCTTTAGATTCACATATTAAATTAATAATTATTTTAATATTTTAATATTTTAATATTTTATTTTTTTAATTTTGATACTATATATCATAATTTTAATATCCCTGATTCCACCAGGTGTCATTTAGATAAGGGGGTATATTTCCAGTTGCTAATGCGGAATCTAATTTAGATGAAGGACCCTCATTCATTAGTTTTTGAATTTCAGCATAACATAAAGCATAACTAAAGTAATTTAGACGACTAATCTGGCCTTTCATTGCACCAAATACATCAAATCCATTTTCATCAATTGATGATATCATACTCTTCTTCATTGTTATTCTACGTTGACTGAAACATTGTATATCTTGATAATTCTGGTATGGTGCAAATCCCTCAAATGACATTTTCTTTGTTAAGTTTCCATTAATATAAATCTCAAGAGAATTTTCACTAACTACAAGCGCAATATGTACCCACTTTCCAATAGGAATATTTTCAACCTCAATGAAATTATTCCATGTTTTATAAGAATTCATATATACACGTAACGTATTTGTGTCAGATCGCATATAAACACCGGGCGCTAATAGAGGGAATTGAGAGGAATATCCTTTATGGAAAATATGGCAGAGACCGTATTCTTGTCTAAAAGCCGACGGATTTACATTTAAATAAAATGTATAACTAAATTCAATTCCACTTCTTTCATTATCTGACGGGCTTACATATTGATTCCCTCTAATATTGGGATTTTGCGGAATTGTAATAGATTTATCATCGATATTATATGTATTTGGTAATAATACTTTTCTATTGATTGATAAACGATTAAAATACTTGTAAACTACCTCAATAAATAATAATACAACATATAAAATCGCAAGAAGTGTTAAACTAAATATTAGCTGTGGCATAATACCGGGCGTTTCGGCAGAATTTATTGGTGTTGCTTGATTAAATATACCCATCTAATTCCTCTTATTATATTGTATTATTTATTTGGACTAATTATTTGGACTATGTATTTGGACTATGTATTTTGACTATGTATTTGGACTATATAGCCCATTATTTTGTTTGTGTAACAGATATGTTAATGCCAGGTGCGAAAAAAGAAGTAAACCAGTCTTTTATATTTGTAATTGGTTCTGGGCCTGCCATGTATATTTTATATACTTGTTCTGGGTTTAGTGCGACATCATACATAACTGTTCTTGAGATCTGACCACCAAAGCCACCGTATCCTAGCAATTTTGCGGAATAACGGGTATCTGCTTTATAATAAGTTGGTAATACACATGAGCGAGCTAATTTTCCATCATAATATACATCTACTGTTTTACCATTAACTGCTACAGTGATACAAACCCATCGTTGTAATTCAACTTCAGGTAAATCACATAGTGGAGAACCATCTAGTAAACCAGATTCTGTTTGTAATGTATTAAATGTAGATTCTCGTGTATTTTTATCCAAAGACTCACTTGCTTGTGGTGATACTCCTCCAAATCCGGACGACGAATTTCCCATAACATTTGTATTGGATACAGCACCCTCTTTAGTATGTAGACGAACACTTAATGATGGTTTATAACTACCTAAATATATACGAATTATATCAAAATTCTCACCTTCAATGCTCAGAATTGATTTATTATTTCCCCTATGATAAGACCAATCATTTACATAAATCCATGTTGAAATTGTAAATTCACCACCTTCATATATTGCCGGTAATTGATCAGATGTAACCATAATTGGGGTTACAGGATTAGCAGACTGATTTTTTGATACAAGCAAGTATGTATTACCCGTGGTAGAGGCAAATAGGTACTGGTATAAATAATATAAACCTATTAATCCTCCAATAGTTAGTAATAGAGAAACAATTCGCCTCACAGGAGATAAACTAGTAATAGCATCCATTATCCTGTAAAATACAAGGATAATCTATCCTTCAAAAAATTACTTAAGCATATGGTGATTTCCATTGTAATAAATTATTAGTCGGTGGCTTTGTAATAGGGTCGCATGGTAAACCGGGAGGACATTGCCCAAATAATTTCAATCCAGGAAGACTAATATTAATTGAATCAGCTTCTAATACCATATTATTTGTATTAACATGTGTTACTCTTTCACGTTCAATTTGAGTTGGTGTTAAACGTTTATCATTTATAATTATATGAATTACTGATCCATTTAATCCAGCATTTCCAATAGATAAAGAGCTGCTAATGACAACCGGATAGTTCTCAAGTATTTGTGATGCTACAATTTCATTATTGTAAATTACATCAAATCTACGCCCATCTCTTAAAATGGCAATAAACATCCATTTTTGTTGTGGAATTGACGGTAATTCAATAATTTCTTGATTTATTCCTACTCCTTGTCCACTTGTATTAACTCGAAGACGAGCTGATATTTTATTTGTCCCACTAGGAGCTGGTGCGATCTCTAAATACCAGTTATTCTCAATTTCAATTATGGATTTAAAATTATTTCCAAGCTTTGTAGTTTTATCTCCATTCAATAGATAGAAAAATCCCATTACAGTTGAGCCAGTATTACTTAAAAGTTTATTTTTTGTTATATCTGATGTTAAAACAACTTTTTTAACATTTAGAGGGGTTATTTTATTCAATATATCATTATTATTAGATCCTGGATATATAACATAGACAACTATATACACTGTAATTAATAATAAAACTATACCGAATATAATTAAAGCTATTCGTGGCATCCTATATAATTATATTATTATACAATTATATAGATTTTAAATTTATATCGGAATTGTAGTCTTCAATCAGATTGGTACAATGATAATTTGGATAATCTATCAGAAGCAGTATTAATTGTATTATTAATAGCTGAATTTACACAATTAGTTGACGCAGCCATTGGTCCAGCACCAAAATCTTTAGCAGAAGTTAAACTAGGCGTAGATTCACGAACTTCACTTACTGTAAGTATACGTGGCCATATTTTAAGATTATGTACTTTAACTATATTGGATTCTATTCCTGATGTGGCGTTAATATCACCTTTTACATCTTTTGGTGGAGCTAAAAATTTACGTGTTTTTAATAATTTACCATTGATATATACTTCTAATGCTTGTTCCATAACAACCATAGTTAATCTAAATGGTTGCTGAATTGGAATATTTGGAACAATTATATTCTCCATATTATTATCCTTATTTAGCACTGAAACAATTAGATCATTTGTATCAGGAAGTAGTGCGGCTACAAGATTATAATTTGAGAGTATTCCCAATAGTGTATCACCAGATGGTATATCTTGTTTAGTAGCACCTCTACTAAAGAATATACGTGGTTTAGTGGAAAATTGTAAAGGGTTTTCAACAAAAACATCCAGATTTATAGTATATCCATAAATCAGAGAAGCAATTGATAAATTTTTATTTGAGATTGGACCAGTTGTAGCTGTAGTCCACAATAATTTACCATCATCATAACCTGGTACTGATATTATACCGGGACCACCAGGAATAAATTTAAATATAGGTGTAATAAAGAAATGAACAAAAAGTAATATTACTAATAATATAATAATTATTGATAAAACATATGCTAATATACGTCCTATACTACTTTTAAGTACTTCTGTTGTATTTTTAGTCGTAATCCCCGTAGTTCCAGTTCCTATTCCAGTAATCTTTGAAATACTATTAGTAACTCCTCTTATATAATTATTAGGATTAGGAATTATTGGTTGACTCATCTCTTTATCCTATCTCTTTTCTATTTATTTTTTAAGTAATTATTAGCCTAATTGATTATATTGTTTATAGCTTATTTAAGAAATATATAACTCCTCCTACACCAGTAAATATTGCGGCGCCTGTCATAAATCCCTTTACAAAGGAACGATAATCTACTTCTTTCATATCCTCTTTTGTCCAAACAGGAGAACGATCACGACGACCAATTCGCTCATAATAAATAATTACTTCCTCTTCTGTCCATTCAGGTTTCCCCAACATTTTATTTACTGAGTTATGAATATCAATTGTCCATTTTAATATGTCTTTTCTTGAATCTAAAAAGGGAGTTAGCGGATTATTGGCTAAATGTTCTTTATAATGCTTCTTACAAATAGCACATGGTAATAAGAATGCGAGAGATTCATAGAATTCTTTAACACATTTCTTATCTGTATAAGTTGGATTTTTAGGATATCCTAATGCTATAATATGAATTGTATGCCAGAAAAAAGGCCCCCATACACTTGGTGGAAACTGCATTCTATTTATGATATGTTTATTATCACTGTTTCTAGTACACGTATCACCAGAATATATAATATATTTATTATTTCGGTCTAAAGACTGTTAAATAATAAATTATAAGTAAATATCATCCAAAATGGATAGTGTTAATAACCGTAATCAACATTGTACAAATTGTGGTCTAATTGGTCACGTTTTCCGTAATTGCTTATCACCAGTTACAAGTTATGGAATTATCGCAGTTCGATATATGAATAATAATGTATCTAATTCATTATTTTCAAAAGCTACAACCATTAGTAATGGAAGTGATTCTATTCAATTTCTTCTAATTCAACGTAAGGACTCGCTTGCTTTTGTAGAATTTATTCGTGGTAAATATAATCCTCAAGATGAGGAGTATTTAGGACGTTTAATACGAGGAATGACTATGAAAGAGCATGAAAATATTTTAGCACAAACCTTTGATGAACTATGGCAAAATGTATGGGGTGAATCTTCTCATATCAAATCTCATAAAAATGATTATGATACTTCAAGTAAGAAATATTTATTAATTAAAGATAGAGTTAGACAACTTATTGAAAGTAACACTACAATATGGTTGGAACCAGAGTGGGGATTTCCAAAAGGGCGGCGCAATCCACACGAGACTGATATAAATTGTGCTACTCGTGAATTTCAAGAAGAGACGGGTCTTCGTCGTCAAGACTTTACCATTATTCAAAATACATATCCTATTTCTGAAACATTTTTTGGCTCAAACCAGGTACATTATTGTCATAAATATTATATTGCATTATGTAATAAATCTACAGAGGTTGAAATGAATATTAATAATCCTCATATGGCACGTGAAATTGGTGGTATAAAATGGTGTTCACTAGATGATGCCATTTCAAAGATTCGTCCGGATAATGTAGAAAAACGAGAAATCTTACTAAAAGCTGGAAAAATTATGCGCAATTTTCATCCAGTTCATACAAATGATTTACCACGCTCAATTTATCGTACAACATACAGATCATAATATATAAATAATTTTGATATAAAGCGTTTATACAATAAAATGAAATATTATTCTATAAATAGTTATGTCATCTGACTCTTCTATTAATTTACCAAATGGGAATATATTTAATCAGGAAAATAATGCTACAGCACCTGAGATTATATCTAATTTATCTGTGAAGCCAGCTAATCAGCCATCTGTAGCTCCCTCTAATCAGCCATCTGTAGCTCCCTCTAATCAGCCATCTGTAGCCCCTTTTAATTCCTCTGTAAACTCTAATAACTCAGAGACTAATGTGACAGAAGCAGCAGAAGAAGAAGAGGAAGAGGAAGAAGAAGAGGAAGACGAGGAGGAAGAGATAGCAGAATCTGTAGCATCAAATATAGTAACCACTTTTGAAGGTACAACTAATCCTGAACTTATTAATCTATGGGACACAACATCTGATTTTGGAGAGCGTGATAAAATCTTAATAGAACTTCAACGCAGAAAATTATTTCCATCGTCAGCATTAACTACTTGGGAATATGAAACAGGGGCATATCCTGATACAAAAGACCCTGAATTTCTACAAAAGTTACTTGCTAAACGAGAATTTGCAGAGAGCTTACAAACTACATGGAAACCTCGCACGGATCCATGTGAAGATGATTCTACTTTTGAAGTTACACCTGTTCAACGCTTTGTTAGTAACTTTATGTCGCCTAAAACACCATACATGTCTGCCCTACTATATCACGGTGTTGGTGTTGGTAAAACTTGCGCAGGAGTCCAAATTACTGAGGCATGGCTTGAAGTATATCCGCGCAATGAAGTATTTCTTGTGGCGCCACCTACTATTCAACAAGGCTTCTTTAGAACTATGTTTGATAAATCAAAAGTTATTATTGGCGAAGGTAATGAACCAAATAGCGCATCACAATGTACTGGAACAACATATATGAAATTAACTAATACACTTTATGAAAGAGACATTAATAAAATTGAAAAAGCCGTTAATAAGGCAATTCGGCGGCGCTATAAAGTATTTGGTTATATTTCATTTGCCAATTTTATTCGTGATACACTTAAAGGCATTCCCAGTGAAGCATCATATGAACTTAAAAATCAATTAAAAAAAGACAAAATTCGTAAAAAGTTTAGTGGGAAATTTCTTCTTATCGATGAAGCACATAATCTTCGTGATATTGTTGAAGATGATGAAGTAAGCGCAGTTACTAAATCAGAAGAGAGTGATTCAGCCGGCGGTAAAATACTAACTCCCTATTTACGTGATGTTCTCGTGTACTCTGAGGGTATGAAGTTCTGTATGCTTACTGCTACTCCTATGTATAATAGTTATAGAGAAATTATTATTATGTTTAATATGTTACTTATGAATGATAAACAGGCGACAATTACTGAGGCTGATATTTTTGATAAAGAGGGAAATATTACTGAAAATGGTAATAAAATAATTTCATATATATCTCAGAGATATGTGAGTTTCATGCGCGGTGAAAATCCTATATCATTCCCAGTTAGATTATTCCCTACAGCTATTCCTGTTCTTGAAACATATCCAGCCTTAAATCCTCGCGGTGTTGATATTCCAGAGGCTGAAAAAGTCTTTTACAAGCACTTACCCATTGTGCCTATTATGCTTCAAGGAGATACACTTAATGCCTCTCTAGCATTTATGAACGAACTTCCTCCTGGCGGCCGAGGGCTAAGTACTGTCGCACTAGATAAACTTATTCATGCTGGAAATTTAATTGTACCCGCTACTGATGAAACTGCGGGTGATACTGTAGAGGCATTTAGAGCAAGAACCGATATTAATGGGCTTGGTACCATATTTTCTAAGGAAAGTTCTGGAGGTGAAGTTCGTTATAGAGCCAAACAGGAGGGAGGAGCCAAATGGCTTGGTCTAGGAGAACTTAATAAATATAGTCCCAAGTTTGAGTTTTTAATTAATAGAATTAAAACTGCCGAGGGATGTATTTTTGTATATACGCGCTTTGTAAATGGTGGTGCGCTACCTCTAGCTCTTGCCCTTGAAGCCAATGGTTACTTGCCATATGGAAGAAAATCGGGTCTTCTTGCTAATGGTCCTCAGACGCCTGGTGGAAAACAGTGTGCGCTTTGTCCAAAAAGAGAAAAAGAACACGGTATAGGGCCAGCCCAGGCACATGATTTTACTCCTGCGTATTATGGACTTTTAACTGGTGATGTTGGTCTATCTCCTCGAAATGAACAAACAATTCGGGCACAAAGAGATTTCAATAATGCGGAGGGAACTAACATTAAAATAATGATAGGTTCGCAAATTGCCTCTGAGGGTGTTGATCTACGATTTGTTCGTGAAACATATATTATTGATTCCTGGTTTCACTTGAATAAAACTGAGCAAATTCTCGGTCGCGCCATTCGTTACTTGTCTCATTGTGCGCTTCCAAAAGAAAAACGAAATAATACAGTTTATTTATTGGCTGCGCAACTGCCATTAGGGGAAGGAGGGGAAGGAGGGGAAGGACGTGAAACCGCAGATTTATACAGCTATAGAATTGGTTTCAATAAAGCTGTTTTAGTTGGAAAAGTTACTAGAACAATGAAAGTTGCGGCGATTGATTGTAATCTTAATAATCAGGCTATTATTATTAAAGGACAACCACCTATTACCGAGATTGACGCACAAGGGAATGTTCGCAAAGATATTGATATTAATGATATGCCTTTTACAGCTGTATGTGATTGGATTGAAACATGTGATTATGAATGTAAACCTAAAATTAATATTACTTCTCTATCAATTGATGATTCAACATACGATGAATTTGCCGCAAGATGGCGCGTAAATAGAATGAAAGAGCGTATTCGCACTCTATTTAAAGAGCAACCATACTATCAATCTGAAGATTTATGGAATATGTTTGCAGATATACCACGTATTGCTTCGGTAGATCTATTAACAGAAATAGTAGATAATAAAAATTTTCAAGTATCACATAATAATCTGACTGGCTATATAAGATATTGTAATGGCTACTATATCTTTCAACCAAATGTCTATTTAGATTTAACAATTCCTCTAGCAATTCGAGTAGCCAAGTTTCCAATTAAACGGGATCTATTCGCACCACTTGAGTATGAGGAACCTGAAATAATAGAGGAGGAGCAAGAGGTAATAAATACTACTAAGTCTATTGAAGATATTTGGTCTGCCATTATGGACTGGTGTCAACGATTATCAATGAGTGCCAAATATCTTAAGCCACCTAGCGAAGTTGAACAAAGAATACTAGATGTTTCAAATGATGATATGGAATTAATAGAGAAATATCGGCAGATTTTGGAGATGATTGAATGGTTTCATATATCTTTCCAAAAATCATCATCTAAAAATATAGAGGCTTTTAGAAAAGCACTATTATTCTTTTTTTGGGATGAATGGCTATCATTCCAAGAGCAAACTTTTCTAGTTTATTCTACTGGGCTAAATGTTCTAGAATGTATAAGAGAAAATCAGTATTTACTTGGTAAGATTCTAGTTAATAGATTTATTGACCCTAAAAGGAATGAAATACAGTTTATATGTGAAGGTGGGCAAACCTGTATAAAATCGGTAGTTGATGAAATTAAACGTGATTCTTCTGAACCATTGCGTACATTTGTTGTAAATAATAAAACAACTGGTGGACCATATGGTTTTGTAGTCCCTAAAAATGGCGAGGTTGTCTTTAAAACAGCCGATCCACCCTATGAAGGTAGTAAAGTTAATAGAGGAAAAGAATGTGGTAATGTTAGTACAATGACTGGGCATATATCAAATCTTGTAGAAATAGGCGATATACTTAAAACTGCTGGAAAATCCGATTTTGATTTAAATCGTGGAACTATACTTGGAACAAGAAAGATTAAGAATTCAACACGAGCATGTACACTAATAAATTTACTCATCAGATATTTAGATGTGGATATGCTAAATGGTAAGAGATGGTTCTTCCGACCAGTTCAGACCTATTATACTGGACATAAAGGAACATTTAGAGCTGTAGATAAATAAATTTTGTAATCTGAGAGATAAAATTTGAGACATGTAAAAGGATATTAAGAAAGATAAGAATGGAGTCTACCGCTTTCTTTGAAAAGAAAATCAATCTTAGTCCAGGCGAATTCAATCAAGTAAAACATGAATCTATTGACTCCCTTCTAGAGAAAAAGGCCAAGCAACTTATTGAAAATAAGTGTTCTGAACAAGGTTTTGTTGTACCCGGTACTATAAAGCTTATCTCCCGATCTATGGGATATTTTGAAGCAGCCCGATTTACAGGTGACGCAAATTATTACCTTAAACTTGAAGGAAAAATAGTATATCCTGCGGATGGTGTAAGAGTTATTTGCGAAGTTATTCGTAAAAACAAAATGGGCCTATATGCCGACTATAATAACGCAATTCGTATTCAAGTACCTCGTGATCTTCATATCGGCAGTGAAGAATATGAAGAGGTTGAGGTTGGAGATACTATTGAAGTTGAACTTAAACGTTCCAAATTCCAAATTAATGACCCTTATATTCTAGCAAGCGCTATATTTATTACTAAGAAATCTGGTAATATAGCTCCTATTTCAGAGGAGGGCAAAGAAGAAGTTAGTAGCGAGAAGGAAGGAGAAGTAGAGGAAGAAGAGGAAGCAGGAGAGGAAGCGGGAGAGGAAGCAGGAGAGGAAGCAGGAGAGGAAGAAGAGGAAGCAGGAGAAGAGGAAGAAGAGGAAGCAGTAGAGGAAGAGGAAGCAGTAGAGGAAGAGGAAGCATAAAATAAAATGCTAAACTGCGCTTGTTAATATTCTCTGAACATCTATACGGAATTAGGAATGTCATATAGTTATGAAGAACGTAAAAATATATTTGAACATATAAAAGTCTTAGTACAATCTGAACAAGAAGAAATATTTAGAATTATTCGAAAAACAAAAGAAAATTATACGGAAAACTCAAATGGTATATTTTTTGATTTAGCCACAATATCTGAATCCTCTTTTGTACAAATTAATGAATATCTTAATTTTTGTTTAAAGACACGTCAAGAAGACGCATTACGCTTAAATGAATTAGAAACTATTCGTATACAAAATGCAAACTATACTGATGACAATCTTAATTAACAAAATTTGATTGACTTAAAGCTATTATTATTACCATTATTAGTATTAATAATATCTAATAAAATGAGACCACATGCTAATCCACATGTTAAACAATATCAGAATGTAAGTATCAAAGATCTGCTATCCTATTCCAATAATAATCCCAATAGAAACCGCACCCTAGATTCTATTGAGATTGTATCAAATAAATCCTCTCAAGAAACATCTCTTGATAAACTTGGATTAAAAGGTTATAATGCATTTAATTTGAACCCCTCTGGAATTATGAGTCTATTCTCATGTATTCAAGATCCTGGTACGTATTATATATCTAATAATGGAGCACGTCAACAACTTATTATTGATAATACAACTAAACTCCAAGAACAAACAGATACTCTTAAAAATACAGCGCTTGGAAGAAAGCGTCGAAAGATTCATGATCTTATTGGTGCGTCATATAATAGATCAGCATTTGAAGATAAAGACTATCTGGAGCTCTTCTCAGGCATCGCACTAATGCGTGATATTCACTTTGTACTTATGAAATCAATTGTTCAAGATAATATTGAAGAAGGTGAAAAACAATATGATAGTTCTCTAAAGGGTGAAGTAATATTCTCATCGGATCCATCTACTTGGAAAAAAGATAATCCAATTTGGGTAGCAGATTATAGAGGACATTGGGTGGCTATTCCCTCTGATGAAGGAGCACAGGATCTCAATAAACTTCTTGCTACTTGGTTATCAACAATTGAACAAACTGGTTGGGTTATTCAATGGCCAGAGGCCGATGGTACAAAAACGGAAATTGTTGAACAATTGTCTGTTTTACCCACTTGGCAAATTACTGATAAGAAATTGGTAAAAGAAGTATTAGCAGTTCGTCTTGGACGGGCCAACTGTATTAAACTATTTACAAAGTGGTTACAAGAATAACGGATATATGAATAACAAAATTATAAAATAGGAATATCAGTCGTTAATTATATTATTTTTCATAAAATTGATAGGTAATATAATATCTTATAATATAGACTAAAAGCTTAAGGTACTTTTATAAATATATTATAGATTAAGAATGGATCTGACTTCAGACCAATT